ACACACTTCATGACTAACACAACAGGTATCTAATAAAGGAGATAAATTATGGCGATATCAAGAGGACAACTAGTTAAAGAACTAGAGCCAGGTTTGAATGCTTTATTTGGCCTGGAATATAAAAGGTATGAAAATCAGCATGCTGAAATTTTCGATACTGAGAATTCAGACAGAGCTTTCGAAGAGGAAGTAATGTTATCTGGATTTGCAAATGCACAAACTAAACCAGAAGGTTCAGGTGTGACTTTTGACAATGCTCAGGAAACTTTCACAAGCAGATACACGCACGAGACTATTGCTCTTGCATTTTCAATCACTGAAGAAGCGATTGAAGATAACTTGTATGACAGACTTGCGTCTAGATATACAAAAGCATTAGCAAGATCTATGGCGAATACCAAACAAGTAAAAGCTGCAAACGTATTAAACAATGCGTTTGACAACACTTTCGCTGGTGGAGATGGTAAGGCGCTTTTAGCGGACGACCACCCTACTATCGCAGGTACTTTCAGAAATGAACTTGCAACTGCGGCTGACTTAAACGAAACTTCGTTAGAGCAGTCTTTAATTGACATTGCAGCGTTCACAGATGAAAGAGGCCTAAAGATAGCAGCTAGAGGGATGAAAATGATCATTCCAAGTGAATTACAATTCACTGCGGAAAGATTAATGAAATCTGCTCAAAGAGTTGGTACTGCGGACAATGATATTAACGCAATCAACAGCATGGGAATGGTTCCACAAGGTTACGTGGTAAACAATTTCTTAACTGACACAGATGCGTTCTTTATCAAAACAGACGTGCCTAACGGTATGAAAATGTTCGTAAGATCACCAATCAAAACTGCTATGGAAGGTGACTTCGATACTGGAAACGTAAGATACAAAGCTAGAGAAAGATACAGCTTCGGCTGGTCTGACCCTAGAGGTATGTTCGGTTCTCCAGGAACAGCGTAATTATTGTAATAATAATTATTTTGAGGGGGCCCTTTACGGGCCCCTTCTTTTTTGATAGAAAGGAAAAATGACTAAAAAGAAATACTTAATAAAAATATTTACTAAATACCTTCAAACAAAGTTTGAGATCGAAAGTGATAAAGAGATAAATGATGTAAATGAGCTAAATCCTCATATCATTGACTTTATAGGAAAATCTGATATACAATGGGAAGAAAATGATTTGCAATACACTAGTACTGTAAATGATTTTTACATAACCTATGAGGAGGTTAACAATGGCTCAGGACAACATGATACTGTTCGCCAAGAAACTGAAACTCGAGTCTAGATGGAACGAGTTATTTCTTGAAAATAAAGGACAGATAACACCTGAAATGTCTGTGTTAGGTGATGAGATCAAAAACGTAATTAGATCAATCATTAGACAACAGGAAGAGCAAGTCCGAACCAATCCTAGAGATGGTGAAATTCATCTTTACGCTGGTTAATTAAGGACTAATACATCGTTGAAATCTACATTTCTCGATAGGGATTTCTTGCACTCTTTAATAATTTCGTATATAAATTAATCACTATACATAAAATTCTGCATAGACGCGTATAGTCGACGGCCTAGAGACTATGTGGAAAAAACTAGGAGGATATAAATATGGCAAATACTACGTTTACAGGACCAGTAGTAGCATTAAACGGTTTTATCGGTGGTGCTAACGAAAACGCTGGTGATACACAACAAGGTGGAAAAGTTTCTTGGACTGTTTCTAATGCATCTACAGTAACGATCGCAACAGGTACAAGAGCAGGTGAAACTTTATCAGCTGTTGGAAATGATGGTGTTATGATCTATGTTGACAATGGTTTCTCAAATGCACCTACTTATGCATTTTCAAATGGAACTCAGTGGATTAGATTATTAACAACTACTGTTGCTATCGCAACAGACGCGTAATTAATTATGGAGCCCTTCGGGGCTCCTGTAAATTTTAAGGAGATTAAAATATGAAATCAGATGTTAAAGCAACACAATTAACTGGAGACGGTTTAGTGTTTGCAGGTAGAACAAGATTAAGAGGTATTGTTCTTGGTGCTCCAAACTCAACACAAGCAGGTGTTGCTGTTTGTTTAAATGGAACAACAGGATCAAACTATTTATCTGTTGAAGCGCCTGCAGGTGATGTGTTCGCATTAAATATTCCAGAAGATGGAATATTATTTGAAAACGGAATTTTTGTAACTGATTTAGTTGGAAAAGTAACTGTATTATACGACAAGTAGGAGGCTAAATGGCTAATACTACTTCTGGAACTTATGTATTTGATAAGAACTTTGCTATTGATGAAATAGTAGAGGAAGCTTATGAAAGAATAGGTTTATCACCAAACACAGGTTATGATTTAAAAACTGCAAGACGTTCTTTAAACATAATGTTTCAAGAATGGGCAAATAGAGGTTTACACTATTGGGAAGTTGCAAACAATTCAATTACATTAGTTGATGGTCAAGCAACTTATACAATGTACAGATCAACAGGTGATGGAACTTCTGATGCTACAGCTATTTATGGTGTTGATGATATTTTAGAAGCTTCTTACAGAAATTCTTCTTCAGTAGATTTTCCTTTAACAAAAATTAATAGATCTGCTTATCAAGCTTTAGCAAATAAAACAGATGAAGGAACACCCACACAATATTTCGTACAAAGATTTATAGACAGAGTTACAATAACTCTATATCTTACTCCAGGCTCAACAGAAGCAGGTAATACAATTAACTATTATTATGTGAAAAGGATACAAGATGTTGGAGATTATACAAACGCAACCGATGTACCTTATAGGTTCGTTCCTTGTATGTGTGCGGGTCTTGCTTATTATTTGGCTATTAAAAAAGCGCCACAAAGAACACAAGAATTAAAATTATTATATGAAGATGAATTACAAAGAGCATTACAAGAAGATGGCTCTTCTTCAAGTACATTTATAACCCCTAAAACTTATTATCCAAATGTCTAATTTAGCCAAAGGAAGATATGCAAAATTTATATCTGATAGATCAGGTATGGAGTTTCCATATAAAGAAATGGTTAGAGAATGGAATGGATCAAGAGTTCATGTATCTGAGTTTGAACCAAAACAGCCTCAATTAGAGCCGAGACCATACACAGCGGATCCACAAGGTTTACAAAATGCAAGACCAGCAAGAACTGAGCCAGCTACAGAATCTATGTTAGGACCTGATCCACTATCTTTTACTGCTAATTCATCAACAGTTACAGTTACAGAAATTAATACCCAAAGATCAGTTTCAGATATAGTTGTACTTAGAAACGTAGATGGAAGCCCTGGAGGATTACCTTTTACAACATTAGAAAACTCAACAGGTTTTACTATTGTATCAGTATCAAGTGATACTTTTACCTTTAATTTAAACACAACAGCTGCTATAACCGAAAGATCAGGAGGAATGACAGTCACAGCAGGACCTGTTACATTGACACCATGACATACGCAGAACTAGTTACAAAAATTAGAGATTATTGTGAAGTAGATTCAAATGTATTTACATCAACTATTATTGATGGATTTATTCAAGATGCAGAATTTAGAATTTTAAGAGATGTGGATTCTGATAATAATAGAAGATATGCGCAAGCAGATATTGTTGCAGGTCAAAGATATGTAAATACACCTTTGATAAATGATGAGACATTAGTTATCAGATCAGCGCAAATCACTAATTCTACAGGTGGAGCAGATAACTCTAGTCGTTCGTTTATAGAATACAGAGACACTAATTTTATATCTGAATACAATTCAACAGGAGTATTAGGACTACCAAAATACTATGGATACTGGGACGAAAACACTATTGTATTAGCTCCTACTCCAGATCAAAATTATAATATGCAGATAAATTATATCTTGAAACCAGCTCAATTATCGAGTACTAATACACAAACATACTTAAGTAAGGAATTTCCCAACGGACTTTTGTATGCATGTTTAGTAGAAGCTTACGGATTTTTAAAAGGTCCAGCTGATATGATCCAGTTCTATGAAGGAAAATATACGCAAGCTCTACAAGGATTTGTCATAGAACAAATGGGAAGAAGAAGACGGGACGAGTATCAAGATGGTGCTCCTCGACTTCCTAAAACACAATAAGGAGTAAATACAAATGGCAATAACACAAGCAGTTGCAAATAGTTTTAAAAAGGAATTACTAGAAGGTGAACACAAATTTCAATTTGGTGCTTCTGGTGATAATTTTAAACTTGCTTTGTATGTCTCTACTGCAACATTGAACTCTGCTACTACAGCGTACACTACTACTGGCGAAGTTGCTGCTAGTGGTCAATACCATCAGGTGTTGCGATTGTGGATTTTGCGGATTTATCTTTTACTGGTGTAACAATTACAGCTAGAGGTGCATTAATTTATAATACTTCATCGTCAGATAAGGCGGTTGCAGTGTTAGATTTTGGTGCCGACAAAACAGCAACTTCAGGAACATTTACAATTCAGTTCCCAGCTTTCACAACTTCAGCAGCGATTCTTAGAATTGGTAACGCGTAATAGGAGGTCTTTCCTATTATGGCGACTAAAACTTTCATAGTCACTGTCCCCGCTGGAATTGGAGGTGGATTTTATATTGATGGTGTACAAAAACCTACACTTGACCTTGCCATAGATGCAACTTATCGTTTTGACCAGTCTGATTCTACAAACGCTTTTCATCCTATAAATTTTTCAGCCACTTCAGATGGTACACACGGCGGTGGAACAAAATATACAACCAATGTAACTGAAGTTGGAACACCTGGTTCTTCAGGTGCTTACACAGAAATAACTTTAAGTTCTTCAACTCCAAATCCACTTTATTACTATTGTCAAAATCACAGTGGTATGGGTGGTCAGTTAGATTTAAATTCAAATTCATGGGGAGCCTTAAGCTGGAGTGAAGGTAATTGGGGTGATCAACCTAATATAACAGCATCTGCTACAGGATTAAATAATTCTATTGCATTAAATTCTGTGGACGCTTTTCCAAACCAAGGTTGGGGATCAGATTCTTGGGGTGTTGAAAATTGGGGAGAAAGTGGAAACAAAGTAACTCTTACAGGTTTAGATTTATCAATAGAATTTGGTGCAAAAGAAAACTGGGGTGAATTAGGATGGAATGCATCAACTACAGAATGGGGTGG